ATAACACTTGACAAGCAATTAAATTGTTGCTATAATATATAAATGACAACTACAGCAATCCCGGCCGATGGCATTGAGGGCATGTTGATCTGGGTGCATGGTCTAGACAGATTTATGTTTAGAGTTTACAATCCAAATCACACATTCAAAGATTATGACATCGACCACAGTGACCTTTGCGTGACCATCAAAGATCAAGACGCTTACTTTTATGAACACGATAACGGGCTACTGACACTAGATCATAGCCCGGACACATTAGGCCACAATAAGAAATAAGAATATGCGTTATATAACCAATCAATTTCATTCAGTAGTCCTTCCCTATGAAGAAGGAATGATTGAATGGCTACACGAAAATTATCCAATGTCTAAATATTATATTGTAGAGGTAAATGACGATGAAATTTAAGAAAAAACCAGTTGTTATTGAAGCCGTAAAATTTGAGTATACCACTGTGGGTATCGACCGTTTAAGAGAGTTTTGCGGTAATAGACTTGGCAACGTTACTCAAGCGCGGCACATCAATGCTAAAGCAGAGGCCGAAATTGCCACCTTGGAAGACGGTGTAAAATTAAAAGTAGTTCACATTGCAACCGAAGGTGATTGGATTATTAAAGGTATACAAGGAGAGTTGTATTCCTGTAAATCAGACATTTTTGAGCAAACATATGAAAGATGTACTGAATGACTAATCAACACACTGATCTAATATATCGCCTACGTGAGAGGGCTAGGATCAGGCGTCAAATTCCATCTCGTAAATCGGTTGAAGAGGGCAAACCTGACAGGATTTCTGATCTGCTAGAAGAAGCTGCCGCCGTTATAGAAACATTGACCGTTACTGCTGCACCACTGCAAAGAAATCCACCTCCCCCGCCAATGTCTGATGAAATGTATGCTGCCCTAGACCGAGGAGATTATCAACAATCAATGGGAATATAATGTGTAGGGTTGATAAAGAAAAAATCTCCCTTGACAAATAATACAAACTCTGTTACAATACGGTATATTAAATAAAAGGAGTTTCAATGTCGGCCTCGTGGATAAACAAGCTAATTGAGAGTGATAGCCGCCTTCATAAAGAAGATGTCATCAAGCAAGCCCTAGAAGCGGCTACCTTGGGCAGTACTAATGCTCAGACTTTTTTAGAACTCACCAACTTTTGTTATAACCCATACATTACGTTTGGGGTAAAACAGATTCCCTCAACTATTCTTATCACCGAAGCTGAAAATCCTTGGGAAGAATTCAAAGAATTGCTTGTTCAACTCAGTCTTCGTGGTCTCACTGGTCACGCAGCACGTGATGCTATCGAGGATATTAGTGGGCGATTTGATAGCGCAGAATGGAATACCTTCTGCGCAGCGGTAATCAGGCGTGATTTGAGGGCAGGTGTCAGCGATAAGACCATCAATAAAATCTGTAAGAAAACTGAGTACGAGATTCCAATCTTTGGGTGTCAACTAGCAACCAATAGCGAGGGTAGGCCTGAGATGAAGGGCATCAAGCGCCTTGAGCCTAAACTTGACGGTGTGCGTGTATTGCTGACCGTGATCCCTAGCGACAGTGGATTGACTACCATCTGTTTTAGCCGCAATGGCAAACAGTTTGAGAATTTTCAACACATTGAAGAACAAGTCCGAGATAACTTTCTTAAACTATGCCGTGCTGCGAAGGGTACTGATCAAGGGCGTGCCATGGCTAATGGAGTAGTATTTGACGGTGAAGTGATTGGTAATACATTCCAAGAACTAATGCGACAGGCCCGTCGTAAAACAGATGTCCAAGCCGAAGATAGCGTTTTTAATATCTTTGATGTTATTCCCTTGCAAGAATTCCGTGAAGGACATTGGAATGCTCAACTAAATCAGCGTATTCAACTACTTGAGGCAATGCGTCCCGTAATTGATACTATGCCCAATGTTGAATTATTGCCGCATATTATGGTAGACCTTGACACCGCTGCCGGAAAAGATCAATTGGAACGGTATGCAAAAGATCAGGTCAATGCTGGGTTTGAAGGTATTATGATTAAAAATGTGGATGCTCCATATGAATGTAAGCGTAATACGTTTTGGATGAAATGGAAACCTACTATCACAGTTGATCTGGAGGTAGTGGGTGTTGAAGAGGGTACTGGAAGAAATCTTGGCAGATTGGGTGCATTAGTTTGTGCCGGAGAAGATGACGGAAAAGAAATTACCGTCAATGTTGGTAGTGGTTTTAGCGATATTGACCGAGATAGTCTTTGGGCTGACCGTAATATGATTATTGGTACAACTTGCGAGATTTTGTGTGATGTGATTACCCGCAATATGGACGGAACATACTCACTACGTTTTCCCCGCTTTGTGCGCTTCCGTCTCGACAAGTAAGTTATTGCGATGAAGACCGTAGCTGAATACTTTGCCGAAAACAGATACAAACCAAAATACTTTCTAGGTGACCGAGTTACTGGCAAATGGAATAAGATTCCATTTGTTGGTACTGTTGCTAATGATAGTGTAGTTAGTGATACTGAAGGTCCAAAAATCAGTATCTTTTTAGATTTGCCGATCAAATACAAAAATAACATCCATACGATTATAGTTGCCAAACATCGGGATGTGAAATATTTTAAATAGGATATAATATGGAAGCGCACGAATTAGTTGGTAAATCTTATGTATTTCCAGATGGAAATAGTATTTCTGTCTTTCAAGTTAAAGAGAGAGATGGGTTGGAACTATTTGTTACCTATCATATTCAAAATGGGCCCGGCATCCCTAGAAAGCACGTATTATCTATGAATGAGTTTATGGGCTATTATGGCCATCTATTCCAAGATCCAGGAATAACTGATGATACTTGATGAGAGTTAAATAGTCTAAATACTCTATGGCTATTAATCGTATCTTAACTTTCTCCAATCTCGTATTATTCACTGCACTCTCATTAAGCGCCATTGCCGCTTGGTATAGCATTTTAGGCTTGATGGCAATATTCGCCGCAGCCGCCATACCCATTATAATAATGGGCGGTTCATTAGAGATAGCAAAGGTTGTAACAACAGTATGGCTACATCGCTATTGGGCTATGGCCAGCTGGACTATTAAAAGCTACTTAGTTCCTGCTGTATTTGCGTTAGCATTTTTAACCAGTATGGGAATATTTGGGTTCCTAAGTAAAGCTCACTTGGATCAAGGTGTACCGGCAGGTGATGTTATTGCTAAAGTAGCAATATTTGATGAAAAGATTAAAATAGCAAAGGACAATATAGATGTCAATCGCAAGGCGCTCAAACAGATGGATGAGGCAGTGGATCAGGTCATGGGCCGCTCATCAGATGAAAAGGGTGCCGATAAAGCGGTACAGATTCGTAGAGGACAGCAGAAGGAACGTAGCAGACTACTCGCCGATATCGAAGCCGAGCAGAAAAAAGTTAGCCGGCTTGTGGAAGATCGAGCGCCCGTGGCGGCAGAGGTTCGCAAAGTTGAAGCAGAAGTTGGACCAATCAAATACATAGCAGCATTGATCTATGGGGACAACCCGGACAGCAATACATTAGAGCGGGCAGTAAGATGGGTGATCATCCTAATTGTGTGCGTGTTTGACCCATTGGCGTTAACATTGGTTATCGCCGCTAATACCAGCCGTATTTGGGAAAGAAAAATAGAAGAGGATAAGAATACAAAAAATCTTATCCCGCCAAGTATAGACCTCGTTATTCCTGCGATACCTGACTTGATTGATACTGTAACTGACAAACCCATTACCGAACAAGCGGAAGAGGTATTTGATTCGGCGCCTATAAATGAGTTTGATATCGCCCAACATCCATACTTGTTCTTTAAGGATAAAGGATTTCCCGAGCAATCGCCCGAGCCTCAAAGCAAGCCAGACTGGCCCACTGAGTGGCAAGAAGAGCCTGAAGTGGAAGAAGTCATAGTTAAAGAGAGTGTGTCGGAACCTGTCATTAGTGAGCCAACTGTTGAGCCAGAAATTGTTATCACGATACCGCCTGTTAACATAATAACTGACGGAGTGACTACGGAAAAACCTTATAAGGAAATGCAACATGGATATGTTTCTTTTGAAGGTAAACATATGCACAAAAATGTGTTGCGAGAAATTAAACCAGAATTTTTTAAACTGACTGCTGACTCCGCAACCAAAATCAGTACCAATTTTGGTATAAAATTTCCTCAAATTTCTAGTAAAGGTGATATCTTTGTAAGGGTAGATGCATTGCCAAACCGTGTTTACAAGTTTAGTGGTTCTAATTGGATAGAGATTAACAAATCCCAAACAGATTCCTATTTACAAGATGAAGAATATATCCAATTCCTTATCAGCAAGATAGATAGTGGGGAATATGATATAGAACTATTATCGGAAAATGAAAAAGCTCAACTAGAAGAGTTCTTGAAGAACCAAAAAACTTGACTTTAATACAACAATGTGATATACTACTGGTACTTAACAAACTATCGGAGTTTACTATGAAATTCAAAGTCCTTGTATTGGTTAGTGCTATTATGCTAGCAGGCTGTTCTTCTGCACCAAAGAAGGAAGGCCTTGAAGCTGGACCCATCACCCCTATTAGTGCCCAACAACTGAGCACTAGTTTTAAACGCCAAGGGGTTAAAATTGAATGGGATTGTGCTTGGGGAACAGGGCTATTTGAAAGTACCTGTGTTAAAAATAGCATTAAATCAATTGAGGTTACTGGATACGCAAGTTCGTTTGGTAATAGTGAGGTGATGCGTGAACAGGCCTTTAAAGTTGCCCACGATACTGCTCTTGACAAGCTTATCCGATTTGTGCGGCAAGATATTGTTAGTACTCGGGTAACTGCAACTATGTCTAAGAATATTGAAAAGGCGCAGGATCGGGTTAAACATCGTATCAAAGCGGATGAGGAAATATCAATGTCTGATGATGAGGCTTCTAAAGATACCAATTGGGCTGTACGTGAAAACACGAATAACACAGTCAGGGACCTCAATGAAACTATTCGCACAAATGCACAAGGTGTGATCCGTGGTGCGAGGTCGGTAGATGAGAAAATTGTAGATCGCCAAACAGTAGCAGTAACTCTACGCTGGGATGCTAATGGTGATAAGGCCGCAGAATATCTTCGTAAGCGTTTCGTTACCAACTAAGTATGAAAAACTTACTGCTAGCATTGTGTTTAATGCTATGTTCAGGTGCAACTATTGGTCAGCAATCACATACCATTAGAGTTAGTGGTAATGGTAATTCATTTGAACAAGCTAAACTAGATGCGTTTAAGATTGCGATTGAGCAGCACGTGGGATTTATCGTATCCTCAGAGCGTGAAGTACACAATCTAAAACTAGCAAGAGAAGAAATTCTAGTGTATAGTTCAGGCTATGTTGATAACTATACAATTATATCACACCTGCAAGTAGGCAACACTACAGTATTGGTGGTGGATGTGGCAGTGGCATCTAGTAAGATAGCAAACCGAATTCTCTCACATTCATCTAGTATCCATCAATTTAATGGTGATCGGCATTCAGCACAGTACCAAACTTATTTAGCCAACCGTAATAGCGGAGACAATTTGCTACATTCAGTGATAGCTGATTATCCAAAACACGCATTTAATATTGAGCAAAAACCCTATTCTCTACACGTTGATACATTCCGAAATGCAGTTATTGTAATACCCTATCAACTGAGTTGGAATTATAATTATATAGTATCATTGAGTTCGGTGTTGGCTGCATTGCATGAAGGTAGGCAGGGATTTTTAGCTAAGCCTGCTGGTCAGGTAGTAGTTATGGTGAAGGATCCAAAAGACTTTCTAATCGGATCCAAGACACATTTTAAATTTAATGATTTTATTAGAGTAAATAAACTAGTTGAAGGAATGACCGGGGACAATGAAATTAGAATTAAAGCTATCGTGAAAAACAAATACAACCAGATTGTAGCAGAATCGTGCCATATTCCTAGCATGGTGACAGGTGACACTCCGGCATTTTTTGACGCCGGTCAACTTAACACTCTGCTTATATACGGTAATCAACGAGAGAATGGAAATATTAGAATTGTCGTGACCCCGCAATCTAACCTTTATCAGTCGTTGAATGACATTTTGGATTTACAATTAAAAATTGTAAATTATATAGCCTGTTAACATTAAAGTAAATTAAATATGCCTGTAGAAAATAAAATAAGCCATTGTTCGTTTTGCGGTAACAACAAGGAAGTTGTTAAAAAACTCATTGTAAGTGAGTCGGTAGCCATTTGCAGCGCCTGTATTGAGTTATGTACCCAATTGATTGAAGATGACTCTGTAGTAGAAGAGACTTCTACTATTGAGAAAATTCCGTTTGATGCAATTGCAATTAAAGAATTCTTGGATGAGCACGTGATCGGGCAAGATAGCGCCAAGATTGTTCTTAGTGTCGCTATTGCCAATCATTACAAACGAATTACTTACCCACCTACAAATTTGGATATTCAAAAGGGAAACATTCTTTTGATAGGTCCAACTGGATCAGGAAAGACATTACTTGCTAAAACAGTTGCAAAGTATCTTAATGTTCCCTTTGTTGTAGCAGATGCTACCAGTTTAACTGAAGCTGGATATGTAGGGGATGACGTTGAAAGTATGATTGGGATGTTGGTTAGTGCAGCAGGCGGCGACCCTAGACTAGCAGAACGCGGGATTGTATTCATTGATGAGATTGATAAGATTGCTCGTAAGGGTGAAAGTGCAAATATTACCCGCGATGTTTCAGGGGAGGGTGTTCAACAGGCTCTGCTTAAACTAGTAGAGGGTACAGTATGTAGGATTCCAGCAGCCGGTGGAAGGAAACATCCTGGTGGCGATATGATGGAAATTAATACCAAAAACATCTTGTTCATTGCAGGCGGGGCTTTTGTAGGACTGTCTGAAGTGATTAAAAGCCGTATCAAGGGGACCAGTATTGGTTTCGGTGCCTCGCTAGCTAAGACACACGATGAAGCGGATCTAAGTGCAGTGACACCAGATGATTTGACTAAATTTGGAATGATCCCCGAATTTGTTGGTCGATTTACTACAGCAGTCAGTCTTACTGATTTGAATGAAGAACAGTTGCTGAGGGTTCTAACCGATATTAAAAACAACTACATCGACCAATACAAATATCTATTCTCATTGGATAAAGTTGAGCTAGAGTTCGATCAATCTGCGTTAAAGCAATTGGTTACTAATTGCTTGACGTTGAAGACTGGAGCTAGAGGTCTACACACTGAAATCGAACGTGCCTTAATGCCGCATATGTTCAATGTTAAAAAATATCAACGTACTGGATTGGTCAAAGTTAACATCAATCAAAAACTGGTATTGGAACCTAAAGAAATGTTGCCCTAAATACTATATTTTTTTGCGTATTCTGATATAATAAATACATATGTAGATGCCGATAATCGGGTCTACACTAGTCATCTTGCTTAATAATAGGAGAAATCAAATGACAAAAACTTTAACCCTTCGGTCCCTCGACATTCCATCACTTCACAAATTCGGTATCGGTTTTGATACGATGTTTGATGAGTTGCAGAGAATGCACATTCAACAACCCAATACAAACTATCCCCCATATAATATTGTCCAAATCAATGAGGACGAGTATATGATTAGTTTAGCTGTAGCGGGATTTAGCCAAGACAACCTTTCAGTTACAAAAGAAAAGAATTTCTTAATTATTGACGGTACTCTAGGAATGAACACAGTAGAGAATGAGGCAATCAATTATTTACATAAAGGTATCAGTGAGAGAGATTTTCGCAGAGAATTCAAGCTTGCGGATCACGTAGAGATAGAGAATGCACATCTGGAATTGGGAATTCTTAGTATTCACCTAAAACGTGAAGTCCCTGAAGAACAAAAACCCAAGAAGATTTCTATTTCTTATAATAAATAATATAGAGTAATCAGGATGCGGTGTAAACCGCATCCATTTGTCAAAGGTAAACTAACATGTCAAAAATAGAAACCAAAATTAAAATCAAACCCAATCTTGGTCTTCAAGAGCCGCCGCTATTCAAAATCATTTATATTAATGATGAAGTTACGTCAATGGAGTTTGTAGTAGCGTCATTGATTGATTATTTTAATTATAATGTAGACACTGCTGCGGTTATCACAAAAAATATCCATGATTCAGGGAGTGCTGTAGTAGCTGTTCTTCCTTATGAAATCGCAGAACAGCGAGGAATCGAAGTTACCCTAGACGCTAGGTCACACGGATACCCACTGCAAATCAAAGTAGAAGCTGAGGGTTAGACTTCAATTGAAATTCTTTTAGCCCAATAAGGGTTTAATTTATAGTAAGGATTGGTAACATAGTTGATATCGTTTATGACGGTATCAACATTTTTTTTGTATGTTCCAAATGCCCAATTAGATACTTTATGTTCAGTATCGGCCATCAGTGCAATAGCTGGTTCGTATTGAGCAAGGATACCGGGTGGTTCTTCTCCGTAATATAACTCTTGCCTCGGTACTGAATTACTCACCAAGAGTATCTTAGTGACATCTAAGTGCCGTTGTAATTTTTCTATTGATTTTTTTAAGTAATGGATATCGTCTAAATGTGCTGCGATTGCTGAGCCCTTTAGATCAGGAATACCATACCATCCATTACATCCTAGAATTGCGACCCCATCAATAATTACCACCCGTTGATGTAGCACAGCAACATTACGGATATGATTACACACCCTAATAATGTCATTGGTCCTAGTATCAATATCTGTCATATTTTCATATTCCAGAGTTCCCAGAGAGTAAAATACTCCCTGATAAAAATTAGATAGATGTGTAAGAGTAATGGCGATAGTTCGTAAATCGTGACTTACATTTCCTGCTACAATACAATATAAGCTAGTAGCTTTATTTTCCCAATTGAAAACATCACCGGGTAATAAGTGTAAGTCGCTGATTAAATCAAATCCTATCTCCATTACTGTTTACTTAACAATAGTCATTTTCGGTGCTTTGGGCTTGGCCGTCTTAGCTGCCGCAGCTTTTGGTTTCACAGCTTTTGGCTTAGCAGCCCTGGGCGTTACCGCTTTAGGTGCTACCGGTACAACCACAACTACTGCGGCAGGTGCTTCAATCTGAGGGGATACCATAGTTTCAATCACCGGTGCTAATTCTACTTTATCCGGCGTAGATGCCGGAGTCTCTATCTTATAAGGTGCCTCAGCCTCAACGAACGATGGTGTCTTAGAATCTCGGGTTACAACAAATCTGATTACTGCTATAATAACCGCAATTATTGCTATTACAATGAGTGCTTCCATTTAAATCTCCTAAAAGACTATTTAATGTTTTTTTAAAGGATAGATATTTTTCTATAATTATGGATAAATATTAGTATGAGTAAACTTAATCGTCTTATGACTGAGGCTTTGCCCACACTAAGCTTTCAAAAAAGATTATCTTATAGAACCTCTATCACTGAAGTTCGTAGTTTATTTAAACTACTCAACAAAGAATTATTCAACGGAGAACTTCCTATTCCAAAATTTCATCTGGTATATCGTTGGAAGGGCTATTGGGGAGAATGTTCTGCTAAAGATGATACACCAACCCCCGCACGGTCTACGTGTACCATTACATTAGTTGACAAGTGGGTGTGCCGTCAATGGTTAATTACTATATTGGCACACGAAATGTGTCATCAATATCAATGGGATGTAGCTGGCTTAGGGCGAATGCAACAAGGATTAGAACCTATTATGAGCCATGGTCCCAGCTTCTTTGCACACAGAGATAGATTAATAACACATAGCATTCCATTAAAACGCTCACCTAATCTAGTTAATTGGTTTAAATTTCAAAATTTATTTAAATCGTAATTAGCATAAATACTCATTATGCGCGAATTCATTACTCTTATCCAAACTCTATCCGAAGCTAAATCTGCACCTTCTCTTGTTCCCGGTGAACTTAATAAGGATGAGAGAAGATTTACGACGTTTATAGATTATATAAAAAATAGAAAACCGTTTACCACGTTGGCAGGTGATGAAGTAATTATTGATCCACGCGAAGCCAAGCGTTTTCAAGGTCTGTACGATACCAATATGTTCCGTGGTCAATTGAAGGCCAGAACAACAACCGGTGAAGAGATATCATTGAATCAACTAGCCAAAACAAGCGCATTTGGCGGCGCAGCAAAAGCTGCAGGTGAATCGGAAATGTCTGCCGGTAAAGAAGCACTATTGGTTAAGCCTGGCCAAATAGGTATTTGTGATAGAGATATCCCTGCCTCAGATTTTTATGATGAAATCGTAAATAACCCAGTATTGAACAGCACCGATTACGGAAAGGTAATCATTCAGCTAGCGGAGTACATTAGAGCCGGCGAATATGTCATGGTACCACCTGAATATCAACAGAAGGACAACGAAAAAGTTCTGAAAGCAATTATTGATTATGGCGGCGAGTATTTGGGAGTGCTGGCATTACTTTATAACCGAAGTAGATTTCCTAAAAGAGCAGAGTTCACTAAATGGATGGGTGGTAATTTGAGTGATTTAGTATTGAATTTTCCCGGATCAGCAAATAATAACATTGCTGATAGTTATGCTAACATTAGAAATTCAACTAATGAACACACACTAAACATTAGCAGTAAAGGCACCGGAGGTGGCGCTGCGCCGGCTGTATCTGGATTACAGGTTCCTGAACATATCAGTGCTAATCCAAAATACTCTACCGCGGTGGAATTCATTAATCTATGTAAAGAGCCAGGCACTATTGCACAGGCATTCAAAGCACTAGATATAATCTTCAAGTCCAATCCAAAATCTATAGATAAGAAATGGCATTCATTTTTACCATTCTCCACAAAACACCCCAACATTGAATGGTTGGCTAAAGAAAGCTTGAATGCTAAAAAGAATCGGGTAGACAGCCCATTGCCCAAAGAATATAGGCCTCTATACGGCGATATTAAAAGTGATGCTAGTGAGGGCGGAAAACTAATATATGCTGTTAAAAAAGAAGTGTTGAGGGCCATTAATGACCATGACGCTATTCCAGCTTTTAAAGATGTGGTACTAGACTTGTTAGAAATGAATTTTATTCAGCAATATGCTGATTACAAAAAGGGAGAGATAACATTTGCTACCCAATGGCCAGCTAAGCTAGACGGGCAGATTAGTGTTGAGAGTAAATCAAGTGCGAAAGATCCTAGTTCTGGTGGGTTTAGCTTTAAATTGGGAAGAAGCGATAGCAGTGTTAGCCATGAACCCAATGAACCATATATAGACGGTGAGGATTACACCATCAATGAACCTGCTGACTTAGCCGCAGCAGCGCAGGATATAGTTAATCCCACACGAAAAGCTAAAGAAACTGAAGTTCGTAAAAAGAGAAAATAAGTTCCAATACTAGTTGACATTATCGCGTTTATGCGTTATAATGTTGAAACTTTTATAAGGAAATATATGAACTTAGTGCCAATGGTATTGGAGCAAACTAGTCGTGGCGAGCGTAGCTATGACATCTATAGCCGTCTTTTGCGGGATCGGGTTATTCTCTTAGAAGGAGAAGTGCATGACCAAATGGCTAATCTAATCGTTGCACAATTGCTTTATTTGGAAAGCGAAGGGGAGAAAACTATTAGTGTCTACATTAATAGCCCGGGTGGTAGTGTGACAGCTGGAATGGCAATTTACGATTGTATGCAATTTGTAAATTGTGATGTGCAAACGATTGTTATGGGTCAAGCCTGTTCGATGGGGTCATTACTCGCAACCGCCGGATCTCCCGGTAAGAGAAAGATACTGCCAAATGCTCGGCATATGTGTCACCAACCCAGTGGCGGGGCACGTGGTCAAGCCACAGACATGGAAATTCAAGTTAAAGAAATTCTTACTATGAAGAAGAACTTGACTGAAATATATGTCCATCACAACTCTAAGGGAAAGACGTTTGATGAGTTTGCTACTATGATGGAACGTGATACATTTATGTCCGCCCAAGAATCGTTGGATTGGGGATTGGCTGACGAAATCATTGTCAAGCGTAGCTGAACAATAGGAACTTACTATGCCCTGGATCGAGAATTGTTCCGCGGATGATATTCCCAAAGGCTTGCACCACGCTGCTGGGATTAACAGTATGCTTATTCAAATTATGGATCCGGCAAGTAGGTTTCCTATTCCCAAACATCAGTTTAAAGAATCACACTTTTTTCGATTTCTTGATATTGAACGGGATGATCACTGCTTTGATGAAGAATGCCGAGTAAGTGACACACAAGCCCGCGACTTAGTATGCCTGTTACAACGGGCATTTGTAAAACGAATGAATGTTGTGGTACATTGTTTTGCGGGTATGTGTCGATCTGGGGCAGTGGTTGAAGTTGGGGTGATGCTTGGCTTTACTGCTGTTGAGAAATTTAGATTGCCCAATCTGTTAGTAAAACACAAGATGATGGCTGTATTAAATTTGCCCTTTGACGAGAACGAAAAGACTGATGCCGATGCCTGGCGCCAAATGCTAGGTTGACAATAATTACAACTTCTGCTATAATACTTATATTGTAGATAAGGAGCTGGACATGAACTTCACGCTGATTACCCCGACTGGTCAAGTCTACACTTTTTACATTCGGGAAACAGCCGAATGCTATCAGCAAGCATACGGTGGAACATTGATAATGGCCAACATTGTTGACACCGTGGAAATAAGCTAAAATAACGGTTGACAATAAATCAGCCCTATGCTATAATAGATACTTAGACAGTTAAACAACGGAGTTGATATGGGTACGCGATCAGTTATCGGTGTGATGATGGGCGACGTTTGTAAGGCAGTATACTGCCATTGGGACGGGTATATCTCTCACAACGGCGTGCTTTTGCATCGTTTCTATGACTCGGTGAAGGCCAATCAACTAATCGCAATGGGCAATATCTCTAGTTTGGGTGTTGAAATTGGCGATAAGCACGAATTTAGCTCACGTGTCCCCAAGTTTGGTGAGTCTGGATTCAATGCGTATTGCACTTTCTATAACCGTGATCGCGACGAGGATGCTGAGTTTACTACATTGACCTCTTGGGAAGATTTTGTTGACTTCTTCACCAATGATAGCGGCGCTGAATACGCATATATTATGCGTGACGGTGTTTGGTATACTTGTAATTCTAAGGATACTCAATTGGTTTTGCTGTCTGACGCTATCGTCGCTGAGCAAATGACGGAGGCTTGCTAATGAAGATACCCACTGTGGGTAGTATGGTCGAGGTTAAGACTCGTTATAGTCAGGGTCCGCGTATGATTCCTCCCCAACCTGATTATAATGTCTATGAGGGTAAGGTTCTGCCATCGTATAAATGGCTGAATGATAGGCAGTTTTGTCTATCAGGAAATGCTGCTTGGCCCATCCGTGTTATAAATATGGATTATGTCGATGACATTTCTATACTGTCAGGCAGCTTTAAGGAAGTTGATACCGGTACTAGGGTTATAGAAGTTGCCGGTAGCAAAGGTAGCAAGTATGTTGTTACAAGTGACAGCAAGGGATGGACTTGCACCTGTACAGGATTTCAGTTTCGCAAGCAATGCAAGCACATATCAGAATTAAGTAAGGCGTAAATATGAGCCCGGAAATAGATAATATACTGTGTGAAAAGTATCCCAAGATTTTTGTCAATCGCAATAGTGATGTAAAAGAATCCTGCATGGCTTGGGGTTTTGAGCACTCCGATGGTTGGTTCAACATTATTGATAAACTGTGCGGCAACATTCAATCCCATATTGACTGGAGTAGGAAAGAACGCGGACGAGCGTTGAGATTTAATCGAGCACTAAAGCGAGCCATTGCTGGAGATCGTACCAGCATCACTAATTTCTATTTTGACAAACGAGAAGTTCCGGCCGATCACTGGATTAGTGACCGCATCAACCAACAAATTCAAGATGCTGCGTACAGAAAAGTTCCCGAGGTTGTTCAGCAGGTGGTGGCCGACCAAGTAAAAGAAAAATTCGGGACCCTAAGGTTCTATTACACAGGTGGGGATGAGTACGTAGCTGGCTTAGTGGCTATGGCAGAATCAATGTCCGGCGTTACTTGTGAGATGTGCGGCACTTTGGGTAAAAAGCAAGGCGGTAGTTGGATCAAGACCTTGTGTGAACAACACCTAAAGAAAGATACCTGATATAGGTTTCACCATATTATGAGAAGTGTAATAAAAGAACTATTGATTATCTGCACCTGTTTGGCAATAGGATATGCCATATCTCATTACTTCCTACAACACTATCGCCCCACAGTAAATAATTGTGATGAGGTTCAGGATCCTACATTAAAATCCCAGTGTCAAGGTTGACAGTATAGCAAGGCTATGATATAATATATCTTTACGAAAGTAGTTATGAAAATAGCACTGGCCAGTGATTTACATTTGGAATTTGGAGATATCATTCTCACTAATAGTGACGGGGCAGATGTCCTCATCCTATCAGGTGATATATTGATTGCTGAGGATCTGCACGATCATCCCGTCCCTACTACTGAACCATCTATTAAGTTGGGCCAGCGCCAAGAAGCAGCCTATCGTTACCGTGACTTTTTAAAGCGTTGTAGCGAACAGTTTCCTCACGTGATTTATATTGCCGGCAACCACGAGTTTTATCATGGTAAGTGGCCAGGCAGTATGAAGACTCTGCGTGATGAGTGCGCCGAATTCTCAAATGTGTATTTCCTTGACAAGGAAAGCAAAGTAATCTCCGATGTAACCTTTGTCGGGTGTACCCTGTGGACGGATATGAATCAGGGTGATCCTATTACCTTACACACAATTGCAAGAGAGATGAACGACTTTAACATCATTCGCAATGATGAAAAGGGTTACACCAAGTTGAGGCCGGCTCAGGTTATGTCTGATCATCGTAAGGCGGTTGAGTACATTCGTGATACCGTAGAGAATGGGTCTGGCGAAAAGTTTGTGGTAGTGGGGCACCACGCACCTAGCAAGCTTAGTACTCATCCTAAGTATGCAGATGATTATGTCATCAATGGTGGGTATAGTTCAGACTTGAGTGAGTTTATCCTTGATCATCCCAAGATCAAGTTGTGGACACATGGTCATACCCATCATTCGTTTGACTACGTGATTGGCGAAACCCGTATTGTTGCTAACCCGCGTGGTTACATTGGTTACGAGGCACAAGCTGATTACTTTGAGCTAAAGTATTTTGAAATTTAGTTACACTAAGGTAACCAAAACATCTTGTAGTAGTCTACCAGATGTAGTATAATCTTACTATGTTGTGAAAACAACTACTTTTAAAGAGGAAACAAAAATGACTGAAACTAAACAAACTCGCCTACTGAAGGCACTTCAAAATGGTGAAGAACTCACCGCAAAGCAAATTACCTATCGTTTTGGTATTGCTAATCCTACTGCTACCGTGAGCGACATTCGTTTTGCTGGGTTTGCAGTGTATGCTAACAAGCGTACAAACAAGCTTGGTCAAACGTTCACTAAGTATCGTTTGGGAACCCCCAGCCGTGCAGTTGTTGCCGCTGGCTATCGCGCATTGGCGATGAGTAACGCAGTTTAATCTCGGGAGAGATTAAGTAAGCAGGTTTAACGGGCACCTCAAGCCCGTTATTTATTTCTAACGTGGAATGTATGATGGGTATTTTTCATAGGATCATGGATAAACTGGGTAGGCATAGGCTTATTACTAATAGTAGGACTGGTGCGGATTACCTGCATCGCTATTACCTGTTTCTAAAAAATCGCACATGGTTCCCCGTTAACGTCGCTCTACACTCTATCGTAAAAAGTGATGACCCTATATTTCACAATCATCCGTGGCCCTATCTAACCATCATTCTTAAGGGTGGCTACTATGAACACACTCCATTGTTCAACGTCGAGGGTGAGAAATTTGCAGAGATAAGTCATTGGCGTGGTCCAGGATCTATCATATGGCGAAAAGCTAAAGAATTCCATTGGCTGGAATTGGAAAACAACAAATCAGTCACCACCCTATTCTTTATGGGAGTGCGTAGTCAGGAGTGGGGATTTCTGGTTGAAGCTAAAAAGAACAAACATCGTTGGGTTAAGCATACGCACTATTTGACTAGCTGGAAGCCATATCACGCCAAATACATTGCTAGTCGCAATAAAGCTAACAGCAAATAACTGTCATTATGCCAAGTAACCCGCCGCAGTTTTCTATTGACGAACATTATTTGTGTATGGTTAATACTGTTACATACCGCAGTCTACTATCCAATCCAGAACAACCAACTGATGATGATTTAATTAAGATTTTAAAAAACGAGCACCAGTGCAGTTATTCATCTG